CTCTGTTTTTAACGGTATGAATATTACTCACGTCAATATAATCAAAGTAAGTCTGCCTGATTTCGTCAGTATTTAAGGTCGTATAATTCGTAAAATAGACAAGCTCATTGAAACTTCTTAAAAGGGTGTTTTGTCTAAACTTATTTAAGAGCGAAGTAACCGCTGCACACTGCTCGGAAGTAATGCCCGATGGCATCTTCGTGACATCGAGGGAAACGATCTTGTATGACACTGACGTACCAGCCACAGCACGGATGCCAAGACGCAGGTATTGCGCTGCCGTGGTTGTGGTGACGGTAGCTATATACTTACCTGCCTCTGAGCCGTTCTGCAGGATGGTCTGCTCTGCCCAGAATGCGGAATCTGCCCAGTTCTCAGCCGTGATGGTACCCAGTGCGACAGCTGCCATCGCTGATGAATACTGCACAGGGAAGAAGATGACATTGCCCACAGTGGATGCCGTTGCGATATCCCAAGGGGCGTTGACACCATCAAGTGCCCTGCCGCCCTCCACGGTTATCTCAATCCTATATCTGTGTGCTGACGCTGCCGTGGCCGGCACCCCTCCCGTATGTGCGCTGATGGCCTGAGAACTGGCGAAGTAATAGTCACTATATACCAGGGTGTCATCGTTACCTTCCATCTCATCAGCAGCCAGAACACCACCTTGACCGTCTACTTCCTGGAGATCGGTGGTGAAGCCCCAGTTGTATGCACAGATCTCCTTCACACGATCATCCTCAAACCGTATATAAGTGTTGGTGTAGTTGATCACCAAACCTCCTGCACCGAAGGCCTCCTGTAACGTCTGCACGGTATCTTCATATACTGGGCATGTCATGGTGATGGTGCCGCTTAATATGGGTAATCCCGCAATATCGTAACCATCAATATCAATGGCTTGATAGCCATCCATCAATACTTTCAGCGACTCCAATACTTGATTGTCATCGTAGGTCTCGTTGAATCCGTCAACGTAAACACGATGCAGCAAAGGCGTACTGCCTGAGTTCTGCTGTGCGTTGATGATATCAACGAGTATTTTCAGCGCAGGAAGGTTCGTGCAGTTGCTTGCCAAGAAACTCGTCACGCTCAAAGCGCAGTCCATATAGTTGAATCCGCTTTCTGTCAGCAATGGCAAGTGTTTCAGTTCTATCTTCTGTAATGTGGTAGGTACTTGCAAAGTAGTGATAGGACTACCGTTTGATAGTCTAATGCTTGTCAGTGACGTGCCATCCGCATAGACGGTACTCAACAACCTGCAATTACTCAAATCCACCTCGCCCGTCAACGTAGATATGTTCCTTACGTCAAGCACTCTCAACGAAGGACACACGCCAACGGTCAACTGCGAAATGGTGATAGCCATGTTTTGTATCTTCGTTGCATCATCCGTACCCAATACAAGGTTTTTGAGCATTCTTGCATTTACCGTAAGGTTATTACGAATAGGTTTGTTGTACCACTCTCCAATATCAAGCAAGTAGTCGGCACCATTCACCATTGAGTCAAGGTCGGTACCACTCAGTTGTAACTGGCACATGGTATTTGCAGCAGTCCTTGCCCCACGGATGGTTGTCTGTCCTCCCGTCACCGTTGGGTACATATTTATAGCAGGTGTCAAATCGAAGGTTGCATTACCATTCAGACGGAAGGTAATCGTACCGCTCGATGCCTCATGCGCAAAGTCGCCATACGATGCCATAGACATGATGTAGACAAGCCGTTTCTTCATCCATCCCCTGTCTGTAATCATGTGGTCTCCCAACTCCTGTCTCAGTGGGTTAACCTCCGAGTAAGTTCCTTTCGTTCCGGATAACTGTGCCACCCTCGCCCTTTCGTATCTCATCATATCCTCGTTGACGAGCATGGCGGGGAATGCCTCTTTTATCTTTGTGTAATATTTGTCGTACCACGCCATGAGGTTGTCGAGGTGGTTCTGTGTGGATTTTCCACCTAAGTCCTCCAGCCCTTTCAACAACTGACGCATGACAACAAAACCTCTGTCGGCAGTAGAGCCGAAGTATGCTCTCGACCACAAGGCAATGAAGGCACCCTCTGCCGCATTGATGATATACTGGCCATCCTCGTATCTGTCAAACCACTCTAAGTAATAGGGCTTGCGGTCAAGACCCTGGTTGTCTGCTGGCATAACGGAGTCAAGGTCATCATTCCTCAGTCTGAACTTCTTGTCATCCAAAGTAATCTCAACACCGTCTTTTATCTTCTTAACACCGAAGGTGTAGGGGTAGAAGTTCTTGGCGATGTTGTCACTCGCACCTATCACCATCAGGAAACAAATCATCAATAGCACATCATCCCTATGCCATGTTCCTGCCGATGAGTCCATCTTTGCCTTAAATGCAGCAATCCTCGCCGCTATGATAACTTGGTTCTTTTCCGCATTAGTCATAATTACTTTCTTTTATTATGGTCTTACTTTTCTGAAAATCATTATCGCTAAAACAATCAACGCTATGCCTAAAGCCGCCAAAGCACCGCCACCCACGTCAAGTTTTATCTGCTGCCACTTGGTTAGTTTCTTCTCTATGGGGTAAGGCACTCTTACAGAGTCCGTCTTGATTACCGTATCGCAAAGGTATCTGTCACGCCATCTGTCCTTGTAGATAACAGAGAACTTTTCTTTGTAGATAGTATCTCCCTGCATCCACATATAGACGGAATCCTTTACGAAGATGGAATCCCTCTGTGTAAATGAATCCGTCTTAGTGATATACTCTGTATGGTATTCAGGTACATTTAAATATTTTGTCCGACATGAACTGATACAGAACACGAACACTAAGAACACAATCCAAAATATGACCGTAGCTATGTACGGCCAAAGTAGTTTAATCCTATTGCGCATATCTCATTGCCTCCCATGCTCTACGTTTAACTAAACCGTTCAATTTCTTACCACTTGCATACACCCAACGCATGAACTGCTTTTGAATGTCGTTTGTATTAGCATGCTGTCTAATCATCCTTAATAGGGTTGACCGTTCAAGCGATGCAATGCCAAGATTATAGGTGAAATCGACAAGACTGTCATATTGGCCCTGTGATGTACAGACCATCAACCCATTCACGTAGTTCTCAAATGGTTTCAAATCCGATTTCAAGAGTGCGTCAGCCTGTGCCTGAGTAATTTTCTGCCCTGCCTTTACGCCCTTCGTGTGGCCGTAGCCTATTGTCATTTTACCAGCAGGACATTTGTAGGCGGTAAGGATGCAACCTTCAAACTCCTTTATCTTCTCAATCAATATGTCACTTGCTTTGTACTTCATCTTTTTTCTCTTCGTTTAAGGTTTGCGTAATAGTCTCTTCGAGGGCGTTGCCTAAATCCTCATCCTTCGTTTTGGCGAAGCCGGCTAAGAACCTGCCGAAAAAGACGAATGCTGACTTCCAAGAGATATCGGGCTTGCGTACGTCCTTTAGGTAGAGGAAGTGACCGGCTATGCTACACAACTCACAGACAAATGCTATAAGCATGGCTATTCCTGCCGTAACGATGTGGTCGCACCAACCGTAAGGCTCCGTCACTGCATAGCCGAGAATGCAGAATACCAGCAGCAGCGTCATGTAGTCGATGAACTTGTTGCACGTCCTTCGGATGGCCCGGCTCAGATGGAACTCGGTCAACTTAGCTAAGGTGGCGTTGCCAGCTGCCACGGCCTCCTTGTGGCGTTTCTTGCTCTCTGCCCTGCCGAAGCGGAAGTCGGCAATGATAAGGACAATACAGAAGGCTATCATCCATCTAAGGTCTTGGATGGCTTGTATTGCCTCGCCACCCATCACTCCCCATGTGAATGCCTGCCCGACGTTTCTTGTAGTCATTGTTCAGTTCCTTTCTCTTTAAAGATTAAACAATATGGATGACAAAGAACAACAACAGTCCTATGCCGTCCGCAACAAAGTCTTTCTTCTCGACCACGCCCGTAGTCTTCTTGTCGTAGAACTCCTTGCCTATGGCGACCGCAGCACCTACCAAAACACCGAGGATGCTTCTCACAACTCTACTGAATCCGAAGGGCAGGAACAGCACCGATGCCACCCACGCAATAACCATGAGCAACACGATGTGCATCCACTTGTCCACTCCGAAGGCAACAAGCCTTTCCACGAGTTTATCCCATTTTTCTCTGTTCATGGTGCGCCAAGATTAAAGGATTAAACCTGCTATGACAAGAGCCGCCAAGACACAACCGACAATAGCCCTCAACAGTTCCACACCGACACTTATGCCTGTGTATCCAGTCTCACCATCCTTCTCTGCCTCTTTCGTCAGACGGTATGAGTAGTACATCTCCAGGAATGCACTGATGATGAAACCTAAGCACGGGGAGAGGATGAACAATTTCTCGTTATCCACTCCGTCCGAATGGTTGAAGGCAACAGCTACAAGGATTGACAGAAAGAAAGCAATCCACACGAATAGCGTACTTGACGCTAACTTTTCCTTTAGTTCTTTAAAATTTTTCATAATCTTATAAATTTAGTTTAAGTAAATTCCTACATTCTGTGCGACACCGTTTACGGTTGACTGATAGAAAGTACCCGTTGAGGGGTCGTATGTATAGAGGTCATACTGCCCATCTCCCTCATCAGCCAGCCAATACTCAGTGCCTATCTTCGTGGCGTATTCGGCCTGCGACATCTGCCCGTTATTGAGGTCTATCAGCCATTGTGCTGCCGCTGCGTTCAGTTGTGCCACTGTACCATCCCACGGTGCCACATAGGGGTTATATTGATAAATATCGTTATAGGCATCTATGAAGTCTGCAAGTTTCTCCATTGCAACCGCACTTGAATCGCCTTCCTCTATACTGCCAAAATCCTGCTCCCAAGCCTTCGTCCATTGTGGATTGCCGTTGCCGTCAAAGCCAGTTCTGTACATCACAAGTATATCGTCCGATGTGTCTACCATGACTCTCTCGGAATCCCACGGCATCTTAAAGTTAGTAAGTACAGGGTCATTGTTGCAGCCTTCCATACTCAACGTGCCAGGGAACATATCAAGGTCATAGCCAAAGCATTTCTTGTCTCCCTTGTGCGGGCCTCCCGTGAAGTTGCCCATACACACATACTTGATAGTTCCGTCTTGGAGTGTTTTCTTGTACCATCCAACAAAAGGCTCCTGATAGACGGATATTCTCACCTTTTCGTCTTCCTCACTTGCTGCGTTGGTGTAGCCTAAGTGTTTCCATACGTCTGTCAAGGTGTTCACCGATCCGCATTTATGGTCTTGCATACTCGATGCCCAGTTCTTCTTCATCGTGAGGTCGGATACCTTCGGCAGGAAATCCCAGATGTTTATCTTCTGCGATGTAATATCCACAATCTCGCCGTTCACGCCATAGGTAATCACGGTGTTCTTCAACATTCTCAGTCGCTGGTTCCACTCCCAATAACGCATGGATGATGTTCCCTGCCCACTTTGTCTTGTTGGCTGTGTCTTGATGTAGTTGTGAATGGCAGTCAGAATATACAACTCCAATGTCACGTCCTTTCTGTCTGTGTTACCACCAAGGTCGTAGTCCTCATCAACGTTCAGTGATGGGAAAGGCTTATCTGTAACAAAGGCATTGATACCTTTCTGCCTTACCTTTGCAAACGAGATCTCTCCGTTGTCGTAAATGTCGTTGAATGATTTTTCCTCAGCCTTTTCTGTGACAGTAGGCAATATGTTGACAAAGTTCTGGTGTTCACTCTGGAAATCAAGTTTCTGCACATATACCCTCATTGAGTAAATGGTAACGTCACAGTCATCCGAGCCGATAGTAATACCGTTAGCCAACTGTAATACGTCTGTGTTCTGTATCTCAAAGGCTCTGTTTATCCTTCCGTTGATGTAGTATCTCACAAGATTAAGATACATGGTCGTGCCTGTTGTGTTCTGGAAAGTATATGCTCTTGGCAAAACAGTAACAGCACCCCTTATTCTTACTCCATCATCTGTGATAAGTTCTTGTATATCGTCCGAATGGGTGGCTTGTGTATTAAGCTGCATCTTGTTTGCGCCAACCCTCAGTCCCATAAAGGTATCTCCTATTGCCTGCGAAATATCAATTCCTACTGCGCTATAGTCAGATACGTTATCTATCTTGTAGTCAAACTCAATAGTTACGCCGTTACCCTGCGCAACATTGTTCTCAAACGGGTTAAGGTCAAACCAAACTCTCTGCCCTGCGTTTACCTGCAAGCATTTCTCTCCGTTGGAGTCTGTAGTCCACATACTTGTATCTGTACGTGGAATGTTCGTACATACGGTGGCTATCTCCTGACCGTCTATATAGTTGACGATAGTGTCCCAATTTGAATCTGAATTGGTTCTTGTCTTTGGGTTGAGTTGGAATACAGCACCGCTCACAGCCGAGTAGTTCACAGTATTGTCAACAGGCAAAGTCCACTCTCCGTAGGATATTGTCGTATCGTCTATCTCTGTTGCCTCTAAGGTAACGTTGAAGCTCGTCTGGCTCTCGTCAAGTTCAAGAGGAATGACAAGTGTATGCCTTGTTCTGTCAACGCTTGTAAGTTCCGAAGAATAAACCTCTACACCGCCTTTGTATAGTGTAAACTGAATGGATGATGTCGTTCCCGTAGTATCATAGAGAACATAGTCAATGGCATTGTTGTCACTCCAGTTTGTAAGCTGGCTTGCTACATTGTTCGTGATAATCCACTTGCCAGTTGCGACATCTGCCATCCAAAGGATATTAGCACCTACAACGGGTGAACTAACCTCTGCATCATCCGTTGTTATCCATGCCATGATAGTATATACTCCACTTGTAGTAGGTGTTACCACCTCAAATGGTGTCGCAACGGTAGTTGACGTTCTCGTTCCCAGCTCTCTTGTGTAGGCACTCGAAAGAATGGAATCCCCTGCATCATCCAAAACGTCTATATGCAGTGTCTTGTTCATCTCACCACCATAGAGGATAGGAACTGTGATGACACCGCTCTGAGGTGTCTGCCACTCCAATGCGCTCAAAGAGATAGTAGGATAGACAACGATAATCTCGCACTGGTAGACAAGATACGGACTGACAACGCCCGTATTGATGCCCTCTGCCGAGAATCTTATATAATTCTCGCCTACATTCAATGCGTTTCTTACATTGTACGACAATGTGGTGTTCGTTGGCTGGTTTGCCAATGTGCCTATAGAAGTCCATGTGCCATCCGACTGTCTTTTCTCGATGGTGATATTTACGTTCTCGTTGGTATCTTCCCACGCAGGGCTTGCAGCCTGGTTATCCTTCTGTCTTGAAGTGACCGTGAAGTTAAGTATGGCTGTCGTAGATGTCTTGTAGAACTCCTGTGTCGTGCTGCCCATCTGGTCAACGACACGCACAGCCGTTGATACAGGCTCTAACAGACCCAACAAGTCACCTACTGCAAGTGAAGTCCACTCGTTTGAATCTGCTTGCTTGTAAAGCACGGCACCCTCAACGTCCACAATGTCCGTTACATTATTGACGTTACTCAGCGTACCCAAAGCAATGGCAGGTAAACTCTGCATGGCAGTAGCACCCGATGCGGCACCACTCCGTATAGTAGCAAGGTCGGGGATAGTATCTTGCTTGTCACCTAACTTGGCAACAATCTTATCCCATACCCTTTGCAGACCGTCCTTGTTCAGAAGTTCCAACATAGTCAAACTTATTTATTACACACAAATCGTATCAATCTCTGCATTTGTTATAGATGTGACATTTGCCTGTACGACAGAAAAGTCACTATCTTTGTAAGATGAACTAAAGTCAGCCACGCAATAGATGTGGTCTCCAACCTCGCAGGGCTGTCCTGCATAGGTACCTGCTGTTGCGACAAGCCAATACCACCCAGCCTTGTAGGTGGTCAGGCCTGAGATGTCCGTACTTGCATTGACGGTCCCTTTAAATGTGGCAGCACCGACCTGCGCCGCACTGATTGCGTTAGTTATTCTTGCCTCGACAGCAGCACTCGTAGGAACATTCGTAGAGGATGAACCTTCTACTATAGAATTATCAACACCATTGACCTGCGACCATGCCGTAATGTTCTGCGCCGTAATGTCATGTGCCGGTGAAGCTGCAAAAACAGGGTCACTCTCAACAATGTTTACCGTAGAATTGCCCGATTGGTTTGCGGTGAATGTTCCTACGCTCGCACCCTCTTTTTGTATCGTCAGAGTTCCGTCGTTTGGCGACGGAATATTCCCAATAAGGGTTTTTATCTTCTGCCATACATACAACAGACCGTTGTCATCTAATAGTTTCAATGCCATAATAATATCGTTTTTTATTTGAGTAAATCTTCAATCTCTAAGTTCGTCAGTGTCTGAATGTCACCGACACTCCCTTCAAGTTGCTCGATGGAGGTGGTGTTGACACCGACCTGTTCAAGCATCTCTTGTACCTCTTCACCCGTATAGGGTAACTCATATCCCCTTACTGCCATATATCCTAACTTTCCAGTACGTACAAATATCCATCCTTAACGAGCAATGGCCCCTGCGTTACATAAAGCACATTCTCCATTTCGCCTACAGTACATATCAGGGCCACGTCAACTGTCAGACTGCCTGCATCTAAGTTGTATTCCAAATGCAAATCACCACAATCGAGTGTGGGGGACAGTGCAAGCCCATTATCCGCTAATTCAACACTAACTGCCAAATCCCCACCATCAAGTGAGCTTTGTAGCGTCAAGTCTCCTACATCTATTGCCGTTGTCAGTGATAAGCATCCCATTCTCTTACAAACTGTTTAAGATACACAAGTCAACAACCTCCACTTCTCTGCGGATATTTCCTTCGCAGTCGGCATCAGGAACGTAGGCATACACGATAGCCCTGACCAATCCGTTCATCCCCTCAGTGTCGATGACTATCATGTAGCCATCTTCCTTTTCTATCATGTCTTCCTTTTGGAACACCTTATACACCTTCCCCATCGAACCGTAGCGCACCTCAATCTCCCAGTCATCCGTTGCGGCATCGAATCCCGTAGCCGTTGGGTTGACGAGGGGCTTCAGCACAGTGCCAACCCAGGGTTTCTTATCAAGTGCAAGTGTCTGACTATTATTGCAATTACAAGCCATATCTTAATATCTCATTTTATAGTTAATCACCTATATCTTCACCTCCATCATCTACTCCATTCCAATAATAATACGTACCAGAATCATCTACACGCTTTTGTATTGAGTATGCCTCTTTGGATTCCAACACACCATTTGTTATTTTGTAAATATACCCATGCACCGTGTTGCTACTACTAAAAGTACCCTTCGATGCAAAATGGGTAGTGCCACTTGCAGCCATTTTTGTATTACTACTTGAAGGGAGATAGTTAGACATTGCATTGCCGCTATAATATAACCCATCATAAGATTGTCCCTCTGTAGGTTGATAAACCTTATCTCCTTGTGAATCAATCATATATCCTGCGTGGAACACATACGCATTGTTGGGTGTTGTGGATGATGTTGCGGAGTTGTAAATAGCTTCCGCAGAACTGTATACTTGCGCCCTTGTTCCTTGAATGTAGTATTTAAACGCAAGTTCAAATGATGCGCTTTGCGATTCATTAATAATCTTTTCCAATCCGTTCTTATAACCTAAGTTATATCGTGGCGTTCCTTGTGGGTCGTAGAAAATGAAATAAGGAATGCCATCGTTGTCAATTCCAAGTGAGATGTAATTAACGCCATTCGTACCAGCAAATCCAATCTTTGAACCCGTAAATTGAACTCCATCAACGGTTATCGTCATTCCTGCCTTTTTTAAGTCGTTCCTAACCTCAACACTATATTCTTGCGATGTTAGTACCATCTTTGACTCGCTACGTGTCTGCGCACCAGAAACGGACATAGGGTCGGAATCATCTGCAATATAGCCTTCCTCCATGCGCACGTCTGCAATATATACATACTTACTTGTCGTAGTTCCAAGAGGTAAAAGAGGTAATCCGTTGTTACATTGAATGATTGGTGCAGCTGTGACACCAGTCTTTATGTAAAAATGTGCATAGTATCGTTTCCACGATGTTGTAAGAGTGTGTATGCACTCACCACCTGCATTGTCATATATAGCATCCGTTGTCTTATCCGTATATACCGCTGCGCTATTATGTTTGTTGTAGTCGTTACTCGAACTACTTCCGCTTGCAGTTACGTAGCTATAGATACCAGTATGTATCTTCAAGCCGTCTTGTGTGGAACGTGCCCAGAAACTTATCGTATAGACCTTTCCTGCCGTTAGAACCTTTGCGTATTGTGTGTTAGCCCAATCGTAACTATTATACACCATAAATGCGGCAGAGTTGTTGTTACGATAAAAACTCATGACGTTTCCATGTCCATCCGCATTTGTGTAATCTAACACCTCGTTGGAGTTTATTTGGTTATAAATCGGGTCGGAATTATAGTTCGTAGTCGTGGTGAACATATTATCACCCTCTATTTTAGTGCCATCGCTGTCACTTATACAGAATGCCGTCGCTATACTACCACTTTCAACTTTCAAGTTCTTTATCGCAACAGTTGAAACACCGCTTGTTGTGTGTCTTAACGAAATGCTATTTAGTGCGGTCAAAGGTGTTGAAGTTGTACCAGAAAATGAGAATTTAAACTCAGCCCATGAGGTAGTTACATCTATCGTTGTGACTGTCGTTCCATTAATATACGCCGTTGCCGTTGTGTTACCACCCATAGAACGGATAAGACCACTAACGGTTACTGAATCCATGCTCACGCCACCAAAGCCACTTATATCTCCAGTACCCGTTCCTGCAAACTCTACACCATAGGCTTGAATGAATGGTACACATGTCCCTGTGAATGACAGACCATTTGTAAATCCAAACAAGTTGCTATTGTACTTTTGCGATGCAACGTTTGCTGATATACCATCTGCTTGTATTTGCAGTTTGGCAATGTTTGTTTCGTTGGTGGTAATACGTCTTGCTTGTGAAGATATGTCATCGGCATTTTGCGTGATTTTCGATTCCGCAGTATCCAACCTATTACCAAGAGCATTCACCGTAGTATTTGTTGCGTAAGATGTTAACTTACCATCAACAACACTCATAGCATAGGATGACCATTCTACGTTATATTTCAACGTAAGGACACCCCACAATGTTGTGTCATCGTGCGTTGTAGGACTTGTGTAGCAATTAATTGTAGCACTACCTCCTGCAAGCACACTTGTTGAAAAACCACTCAACCTAACAACACCATTAGATTGTAATGATGCCGTACAATTTGTTCCAGAACCATTATTGGGAATAGACAAGTAACTATTGATACTACCTGCTGCAACCTTTTCACCATTTATGGTAAGATTGATGGTGTAGTCAAGATGGTTTTCGGTGTATGTTATTGTTTCTCCACTAAGCGATGCGGTAATCGTCTTTGTGTCTTGTGCAACTGAAAAAACATATTGGTCGTTCGTCTCAACCTCTGGCACATCAACTTTACTGAACGATGCCGTAAGTTGTCCCCAAAGTTGCGTCTTTGCCGTATCTGTGTAGCAATTAATGGTTGCTGTTCCTGATTCCGACGTTGGAGTGATAATCAGTGCGCCATCGGTGGTTAATGAGAGAAAATCGCATCCAACAAACGAACCCTCTGAAAGATGGCTTTTTAATCCAGATATGGATTGACTTACTCCATTCTTCGACATTCTTACTTGGTACGTCAATGTACCACTTCCTGAATATTGCCGATATGGGGTGTCAAGCCAGAAAGAATAGTTATCCGCACCAACCATTGTTGCTACATCCGTGCTTGTTCCACTACCCGATGATGTGTAGAACAACTGTCCCGTCACGACCACCTTGTCACGTCCCCAATAGTTTGGTTTCTTTCCATTTGCGGCACTAAGGTCAAAGCTATTTATATTTTGATAGAACACAATGGCTGGCGGTTGTACCTCTGTGTCAAAACTATTTGAATAAGCCGTGATATATATAGCGTATTGACGTGCAAGGTCGTCTTGTGTAGGTGTTACACCAGATGCTACTTGATGTCCCAACAATACCACATCATCACCGACCTCTGGTGTAGCGGTTGTTAGTTGGGGATTACGATATTGGTTTTCAACACTAAGGTCTATCCAATGACATGGATATACCTTACCATCTTCCAAAGTCATTGACTTGGGTGCTGTAGAAACCGCATCTACCGCCATCCAATAGTAACGGTTGCTTATGTCGTAGTTTTCGCCTGCATTTGCTTTGTCGAACGTAGTGTGCATCACTTGGTCGCCAACTGCGAACTTTTGATAGATTGCCCTACCATCATTGTCATTAGCCTTGTAATAGCAACGATAGAATGAAGGATTGCTTTGTACAGTGTCTGTCTTATCCTCATTTAGCATTTCAACAAAATCAATGGTACAATCCGCAGCACTAAGCAAGTAAGCACCACCTGCACTCCTTAGTTCATCAATGATAAGTTGTGCAAAGTGCGCTGCTTTTGCATTTAGTACCTCTGCGTTAATCTTTCCTGCATCAACTTGCGTGGCGGTGATAAGGTTGGCAATTATCTCGTTGAGATTAGCGTCGCCCTCGTTGCTGATGTAATATTCACCAGCACCAAATTGTGCACCACCGAGAAGATTTGCTTGACCTTGCGATGTTAACCCACGCAAGAACGTAATCAAGCCACTTGCTGTGTCAGCATTGTTCTTAGACAGGAACAGCGTCCCACCGACGTTCCTTATCTGTGCCATCAACTCTGACTGTGATATACCGCCGCCTACACCTGCGTTCCCGCTCATGATGGCATCAACCTGCGCCGTGAGGTTCTCCAACGTCGTAGTCGTAACATTGTCATTCAGCACTACCTGGTATTCTGGGAGAGGTCTCTTTCCCTCGTCGATGGTGACCGTCTGTATAGTTACGACACCCGATGATATCCCTAAGTCAGTGTCGCTGAAACTCAGCTTCACACCGGGCCTCATCTTTGCGGCATCCGTAGGATGGTTCTGCATCCATATATTGTCGATGCTCGGCTCATATTTGTAGTTAGGATGGTCGTTCTCTGCGAGAAATGCACTTGCAGCAGTAAGGAGCCTGTTCTCTGCGGCTATCACATACACATC